CATCTACAGTGACCTTAGTGTAAGTACCCGCAGTTACTCCGCTATTTGCCAGAGTGGTAGAAATTGATGTAGCGCCAGACCCAGTAACATCGCCCGTTAAAGTAACTGTTTGGTTACCTGTTAGATAAGTATTTGTATCAATACCAAATGTATCAGCTCCAGTTCTACGAATGAAACCAGCGGTTGCTGTGTTCATAAATGTGGCTAGAGCAGTTAGACCCGGACCTACGCGAATGTCATAAGTAGAAGCACTGGAAGCGTTAGCTGTGAAGCCTGTTCCTGTGCCCATAGCAAGAGCAGTTCCAGAAGTGGCAGCAACACCAATGCTTACAGTAAGTCCCGCATTGTTTACAGTAGGAAGATCACTAGTTAGAGCCAGTGTACCGGTAGTGGTGGGTAGAGTTAGTACTACTGCAGTACCGGCTGCAGCAGCAGCCTGTATAGTTGCTGTACCACTAGTAGCCCCTCTAAATCCGATACCAGCGGCGGCGCTTCCATTTGCACCAATTAGTGCTCCACCTGTGAAAGTAACCTGATTAGTTGTACTAGCACCTCTTCCTGTTACAGTTGCTAGTGTATCTGCTTCTGCTGTTAGATATGTATTTGTGTCTAATGAGTATGTGTCCGCGCCGCTCTTTTTTAGAAAGCCAGTTGTGGCTCCTGTCATTGTTGTAGCTAGGGCTGATACAGCTGGACCAATGCTAATAGTATATGAAGCGTTAGTGGCAGTATTAGCACTAAAACCCGTACCGTTTGATACAGTAATAGCATTATTAGTAGCAGCAGCAGTTCCTATTGCTAGGCTTAGTGTCCCATTATTTACGGTTGGTAGTTCACTGAACTTAGCAAAGTCTACGAAAGTGTTCGAGCCAGTACCGATAGCGATACGAGATTCATCCGAAATTAGATAAGGCTCGCCAAGGTTTAGAGTATTAGCACTAACAGCACTGTTTAGCTGCGCTCTAGAACCTCTTTTAATTTTTAATAAGTTAGGCATTTATGAGTTCTCAGAATGTGCCAAAGTCCACATCCCCTACAGCTAATTGAATAAAGCTGTCGTTAATATCTTTCTGTACGGTAAGACTACTATTAGTTCTTAAAATACCAGAATTAGCATCTGGGTATAGATAACCTGGATTACCAGCTACAGATACTGCTACTTTTTCATCTTCTAGTTCCGTTGTTTTTGCAAACGACGAATAGCCGTTAGGGGCAACCCCAACGGCTAAGCGATTTTCATCAGTAATTAGATAAGGTTCGCCGTCTTTTAGCAGACCCGCCGCTCTGGCAGCCTCTATTTGTGCCCGCGTACCTCGTTTTATTTGTATAGTATGAACCATTCGCCCACTATAACGTACCGAAGAGTACGTGCTTGCCGCCTAGCAGCGTTTAGCTATTTGCAGACTTCGTAGTGGTACTAGCAACAACAATGTGTAGCCAGAAAGCTGCTAACCAGTTCCAAAAGGTAAAACCAATGGTCGTTCCAAATAGTTGATTAACTGCCATAATACTGAGAAATGGCCCAGCGACGAAGATCGCCAGAATCAAGAGGATTACTCCTCCGATTCCGAGTCCTACAAAAATGTTTTCTAGCATTATTTATACTCCAAAACGGTTTTAAAGTCAAGTTTTATTTTTACGAGGCTACTATATCATCGCCTGTGCGGTCTAGAAACTTGTAATCTACATAGGTAGGATCAAAATGTTTCAGAGCTGATATGATAGTATCAATATCAAACTCGGCACAGGAGTATACATCTAGTCTTAGATGCCCTGGAGACTCTTCATCCCATACATGAAGAGCGATGTGTGAGGTCTCGATAACACTCACAGAGGTTAAACCACGATTACCTGGCATATCATGATAGGTACTGAATGGCCCCATAAGAAGCTTCATTCCAATATCCTCAATCAATTGCTTTTTCCAAGCATTGATGAATACAGGATCTACAGGTGGTTTATTAACTCTTGCGTTTACTACAAGAAGATGATGTACTAGCATTAATTTTCCTTTAGGCTGAAGTTTGCGAAATCCTGCCTATACGGACGATAAACGTCCACTCCATATTGTTTAAGATGTTCTAGGGAGCCTAAATCATAGGAGTAAGCGCCCACATAACGTCCAGCGTAATTGTGCTGTTTCAGGTAAAAGCGGCTATCATCCTCTAGAGCCTCAATAACGAGGGTTCTGTAGTATTTTGCCGACTTATCTTTTACTTTGTCTAGCTCTTTGACAATAATAGCCATGGCATGTTCCTTAGCGTGCCAGACGATCTCTCCAACTTCGAAGGATTCTCGGATGCACGGTTCTGGGATAATACCAGGGTTACTATAATTAGCACCAACAACTCGTGAAGGTACGCCAACTTGTTCGACGATTTCCTTCACAAAACCCACACTGCGATACAAACGCTGTGCAATATCTGAAATGGAATCTCCATCTAGATAGCCTTCAATACACGTTTGAATCTCGTGAGCTTCAGGTGGCTTGCCGCGATTTTGAGCGCGACGACGCTCCAGTTCTGCTTTTTCTGCCTTATAGTTCTCGATGATCTTAGCCAATCGAGTAGGATTAGGAGAAATGTTAAGGATTGCGTAGGCATCCTTCTTTGGAATAGGCTTTTCTGCTTCAAGGAGTTCGATAACTCGCTTGATGTTAGCTTCACTTAGATTTTCGTGTTCTTTGACTTTAATCTTAGATTTAGTCATTAAGCCCTCCTTAAAGTAGAAATATAGCCCATTCAACAGATAATGTCAACTTAGATTTTGAAGATTGTTAGAATACCGTCTGACAACTCATAGTCTAGCATATCGCCTTCATCCCAGTCTAGATTGCGTAGCATACTTTCTGGAATGATAACGAAATGTTCGTCCAGTTCTTCATTATATTCTAGTTCCACTTTTACTTCTCCGTGCAGGCTTCTATTACTGATGGGAAATGTTGCTTGATAATTTCCCAGCATTGTTCAGCCACTATGCGGTGCTCCTTCTGAGTGCCATTATCCATCCTTAGTAGACAGAAATGTACCCAAGAACGCAGAGTTCCCGCCATGATTACAGTTGATTCAGTATTGCCTTCTGGTAATACAACTCTTGCTTGCTCTTTAGCGATACCGTGCTCGATAGCCCAGTTATATGCTTTCTGAGACCTTGAGATAACTTCCCACTGAACCATGTTCCATTCTTCCTGTAGACGCCTATCAGTCTCTGATAGTTCTACAGAATTTTGACGATTCTTTGGGTCCTGGAGGCGGGCTTCCCTAGCCTCAAATCCTAGTGTCTTTGTTGGATCAGCGTACCGCTGACTGTATTCCTGAAACGCAAAACTACGATGCCGAAGAATCTGTCGAGCGATATCGCGTGTAGTCTTGATCTCTAGGCTCATATGAACCATTTCTAGAGGAGACCAATGCTGATTAGAAATAAGATACTTGACTAGCTTCGCAGCAGTCTTTGTGTTGTTCTGGTTACCCGGATTGGAAACTCTAGCGCACCAAGCGACTAGGTCCTCAGCGCTTAGGCACCCGGTATAAGCACTGGGCTTAGATAAACATACTAGGTTTACTTGACTCACGAAAGAACCTCGTTTAGTGCTTCTAACTTATCATGGTACTCGGCAATGTGACCTAGTTCTGTTTCGATAGCTCCTATAAGATCTGTGTGATCGTGAATAGCCATTGGATTAGCCAGCATAATCAGAATATTCATTCTATGCTTTTTAATATTGCCTTCAAGATGCGCCTCTAGTGCCTCTATAATTTCATTTTTCATTTTTATCTCCAAATACGAATATACTTATTAAGAATAGTGCTACTAGGAACCAAATCCAAGCTGGTAGTGCTACAATTAGCAAGGCTATTAATAGTAGTACAAAACAAAGGGTTAAAAAATAACTTAAGAACTCCATTATCGTCCACTCACTCTGCCGCCTTCCAGCTTCTGCTGTTCGACGATGCTGTCATCCCACCAATGCGGTTTACCACGGACTTTCCATGCTGCGAAAGGCCACTTGTCTAGCATATAGAACATACGGTAGGACGCAATATGATCGCTAGATTTTAGTTTGTCAGGCATGGCTAATGTAGGAGGAACCCATCCCATGTCTGGTAGACGAGTAGGTTCTGGCATACGATTAACCTCTGCACAAGATGCATGAGACTTATTACCTCGGTACATAGTCTCTGCGTTTAGTGCATTGACATAGTTTACTGTCCAATAATAGTGCTCAAGGCTTGACCGTACCCAGACAGCGCTTGGGTGGTTAATATGAGTAGGGAGATATCGAGTGAAAGTACGACTATCAATATCCGGTTCACGACGCTTGAGATCATTTATAACTCCTAATTCTTCGCTTGTTAGCTTACGTGGAATAAATCCTAGATGTTTGTCAATCCACACTGTAGTGGTAAGAAGCTGAGCTGCTTCGAGCTGCATCTTGCCAACATGGGGATCAATGTGATACTCTGCACATTTATCTAGGTCTTCGTCTAGATAGAATAAATTCATACTTTTCCTTTCTAGCTTTAACTTACCAAACTCGAAGCTAAAAGTCAAGAGTTATTTACGGGTTTGTTCAATCTCTTTTAGACGCCTATCTACTAGTAGAGCGTACCCAGCAATGTCATGCCAAGAGTCTGAGTATACAGTTCCAACAGGAGCGTTCAAAATTCTAGCAATCTTATCCGAAATAACGGTAAGAGCCTGACGTTCATCAGCTTCTAGATACTGCCAGTTCGGACTAGACCGCATTACATCCTGTACGGCCTGCGCAATTCTAGCATGGTCCTCGAATGTCCCATACCTTGAGCCGCGCTCGTCCAGTGTATTTTCTACTGACATTTAGGTTCTTTTCTCTCATTGATAGCTTCTCGAACACAGTTATAGTATTCTAGAAGGCGATTATATTTAAAGCCCGTTTCGTTGTAGGCTCGGATGCTTCGGTTATTATCTCTAATCTGTCCAGCCATTGTTAGATCAGAATTAGGGGGCAAGGAGCCTACCTTGTCGTTAAGTTGATCAGGTACTGGTGGTACCTTAGGGTACGTGCCTAGACCCGTCTGTGCTTCTGCGCATCCAACTAGTAGAAGTGCTAGAATAAGTACTCTCATTTTAGCGCCTCCTTTAGTTCATTCTGGCCTGTTACGACTTCAGAATCCACCTTGCACTCCTGATAGATAGGCTTTTCGATGATTGTTTCAATACGAGTCTGAGTAGAAGTCTCCTTCTCTTTGCGCTCGTTATTTTCTTTATCGGTGTGTTCACCAAACTTAATCGAGTTATCAATTAGTTTTTCACTAAGCTTCTCGTTTTTCAAGGTTTCAGCCGCTACCTTGGCTTCCCACTCGACGCGACAGTCTTCCAGACCCTGAGTGTAATAATGTTCCTTTGTCCAAAAGAAAGTTATTACAACCGCTAGAATTGGAACTGTTATTCGCCAGTTATCGAAAGCCCACTTAACGGCAGCTTTTCCGAACCCTACTATACTTAGGATAAATCCCATTTGTTTCTCCCAATGCAAATAGGGGCCGTTAAGCCCCTAGTCGCAGTCTTCACATTTTGGATATTGAAATACGAATCTACTTGCAGGAGCGCCACAACTAAAGCAAACCTTGCTGGAGTGCTCTCTAGCAAATCTTGCTAGAGCATCGGTGATATGATCTCCGCCCTCGTAGATAAGATGAAGGAGGCCCCTATGTACTCTCGCTTCCACGGAGTCTACAGGAGGTCCGTTATTGAACTCTTCTTCCCACTGTACCATTGTAATGAAAGAGTCTAAAAGAGATTCCCAGTATTCTGGGACTTCATCGGTTATCAAGTAGTTCATTTAGAGTTCTTTCAGGGTCTTTGGAAGTAAAGTAGGCACGATCTTCTGCATCTGTCATTGGACGATGCTGGGTCTTACCTTGTTTATCTTTCCAGCAAATATAATAGTTATTATTAAAAGGGATTGTCCAAATGTTACGCATATCTCTCCTTTGAGTGTGGGATTCTGTTCCAAGGCTCCCACCGCCCGTCGTCTAGCTTATGCAGCTAGCGCGAATGCAACGTTATCGTTTGCAGTTAATTATGGCACTTTGCCAGTCAATAGTCTCGGAAAGGTCTATGTAATGTCAGTCGATTTCCAAGTCGTCCCCATGAATGGTGGAGACGGCGAGAGTCGAACTCGCGTGCTGTCCATTTTTATTACAAATCGTCAGCGACTATGCATTTGTTATAACAAATTATGCTCGAAAAGTCAAGATATATTTTAGTGAATCCCGCCAAGAACGGGTTCAGATTGATATAGTTGACCAGCTACTGTCGCAGTATTGCGGATAGCTTTCACGTGCCTCTCGGCATCTTCTAGAGACTCGGCCCAGATTCGTACGGAGTACGTTGTCTGGCCTAGCTTGTAGTCCACTAGAAAAATACTTAGATTACCACTGATAAATTCTTTATTAATAATCATTCGCAAGTCCATACTTCATTAGACCGTTTGAGGCGTGGCCAGCCCTGATCGTCAGTAAACGATCGCTCTTCGAACAATAGATTGTTTGTTGGCACAATAGTCAACCGATCGCCATATGTTCGAATAAACATAAACTCTTTAGCCTGTGATACCTCGTGAGTATATGCATCTCCCTGAGGCACCGCTGTAAATAAATACTGCCCTTCTTCACCACCCTTGACACGAACATCTAGCCCGTCTAAATAGTCATAAATTAGCAGCGAGAAATCTCGACCATAGCAATCCCAGACTTGTGCTTGTTTCATAGTCCAATCAGTGCATTCTGGCTCCTCGCTGAATGAAATGGCATGAGGTGGCAAACCTCTATAAAATGCGCCACCCTGAAGAATGACGTGGCATCCCCAGGCCCTTCCTGGATAACTATGCAGGCCAAACCATACTGCTGGCTCATACCCTGAGGCTCCTTCTCGGATGAATGAGCTGTCCACCCACACATAATAGTGCCGTGGTAGTGATGCGCTAGAGCTACTCAAAACGATTCTCCTTGTGTCATTTTACAAATTCCTTTTCTAGATCTGCCCAAGTAGTGAGTTCACCATCCAGATACACACGTGTGCCCTTCATACTGACAAACCGACCTTCGACCTCGTAAGAGTCAACACCCTGCTTAAGCATATACTTAGTAACCTGCGAGAATACCTTAGGATGGTATCGCATATGCGTGGTAAGCTGACCCTTTTTGTATACAACATCGATCATTCTCGTCTCCTATCTATCTCTCATATTACAAGGTTTAAGCTTCAGAGTCAAGTAAAAAATTAACCAAAACTAAAATAATACTTGACTTTCAATCGTAAATAGGTTACTATACTAACTAGGCACGAAGATGCCTGAGTTAGAAAGGAACTAAAATTGGGTAAAAAGCGTACTAGATCAAAGAAAACTTCTAAGGGCTTGCATAGTAATGTAGCCAAGAAACATAAGTTTGATACTTGGTCTCCAATAGATCGCCTTATCTTTAAGGCGGATGCTAGAGCGGCTGGTAAGCGAGTCTGCGAAACCATTCGTAATCCAGACAAAGACAACAAAAGCGCCCTGTATATCAGGGTTTGTACACAAGGAAAAGCACGTGGATAATGTAATTCAATTTCCAGGCAAGGCTCCCAAAGAGCCGGAGTTCGATCCGGTCGAGGACTTTATTGAAGCAGCTCTGATTCCTTGGGCTGTGGAAAATGAAATTGATGTTGATTCCATGCTTTTCAAGCTAAACGCAGCAGGCATTATGGCCTGTATGCAAGGGATGTTACTAAGTAATGATAATTGAGCGACTTCGTGAGGATGCAATCATTCCTCGCTATCAAACTAAAGGCTCTGTAGGTTTAGATCTTCATAGTATTGAAGCAACTGTTATTTTGCCAGGTGATAGTGCATTGATCGGGACTGGTCTTCGCATTAATCTACCAGAGGGCTTAGAGGGGCAAGTTCGTTCTCGCTCAGGCCTAGCAGCAAAAAACAGTGTTTTTGTTCTTAATAGCCCTGGCACCATTGACTCTGATTATCGAGGTGAGATTAAAATCATTCTCTTTAATGCGGGCAAGGAAGCTTTCTATGTTAAGACCGGAGACAGAATCGCGCAGCTAGTACTAGCGCCCGTTCACATTGAGCAGGAACTATTACTAGATAATACTAGAGAAGACAACGGATTTGGATCGACAGGACTATGAGAGTAGAAGTTAGAAACGGCAACCTAAACAGGGCTTTGCAGCTACTAAAGCGGAAGCTTATTGAAGAAGGCGTGTTTAGAGAAATTCAGGAGCGGCGCTTTTATGAAAAGCCAAGCGATAAAAGGCGTAGGCTAAAGCGCGCTGCTGTTGTCAGGGAAAAACGTAGAGGGAGGGCTCAGGAAGAGTCTTAATCTATATTATGGAATGTGTAAATACTGTAACTAGTGTATTGTATGCTGAGGCTAGAGGTGAGAGTGAGAAGGGTATGCGTGGAGTTCTTCACGTTATTCTCAATAGATCCAAGAAGCAGCATAAGCCAGCGTGCCACGTTGTAAAGCAGCGAGGTCAGTTTGCCAAAGGGCTATATAAACCCGGCGACCCAATTTGGCAGTTAGCCAAAACACTAGTAAAGAACCCTGGTAGAGATATTACTAAGGGTGCTGTTTACTTCCACAACAGAAGTGTTAAGCCATATTGGATTAGAGAACTTAAAGTGACACTGAAATACGGTGGTCATATTTTCTATTCTGTATAAAATAAAGGCCCGCTGATTAGTTTCAGCGGGCCTTTTTACGTACACGTAACATTAGGTGAGAAATCGTTGCGGTTTGGCGCAGATACGAAAAAAGCGCCCTACTTTTCAGTAGGACGCTCTTCATAAGCCCAATGTACCGTTATCCAATCGTTCAGGCAACTTTCCCAGTTGACTAGAGGACTGTCTGGGCCATACTTCTTGACCATCTTTGAGTACCAATAGGGCCAATACTGATCAAAGATTTGACTTGTAGAAAAAGTATGCGTACCATCTGGGTCTTGATAAGTATAATACTTCATGTCATGAGCCTGTAATTGAGAACAAAGTTCTCTACTAATAGTTTTACTACTGATGCTCGAAGAACCAGCTCATCAGCTTCCATTTCAGCTACAGTGATTGACATAAGCCTGTAGATTTCATCAATATCAAGTGGTGTCATGCCCAGATCAATTGGTTCATCACCAAACTCGACCTCTTTAGCACAGTATGCTAATAACTCTGCTGTAATCAAAGTTCTTTGTCCCATGGCATAGTGTGCTGTGTTGCTACAAACATGCGCTCGCAGATTTTTCTAATCTCATCTTTAAAAACGTGCAGTGCTGGACGCTCCCAAAGTTTCGGGAAACTGGCTTCAAATAGTTCTTCAAAGTTTTTAATATTCTGGGCCATGCGCCTTCTCCGTTTTCGTGTAAACTTGAAACCAGTCTACACCATATGCAGGACATACTAGAATATTCTCTGGTAGCCCGTTGGAATCCTTTTCTCCTGTTTCACCGCAGATGAAGTAGATATTACCCATCTTCTCTGCTAGAACAGTGTGCTTGATTAGGGACTTAACTTTGCGAAGGAATTTAAGTTCACCTTCATATTCTTCAAGCTGCAACACGATATTCAAACCTTTCCATAGTCTGGAGGAATCGCATATCTTCATACCCATTGAGGTAGTCTAAATGAGCCTTTGTGCCTTCATTGAAGGGATTAAGATAGAACATACCCTGTAGGTAGTCATCACCCCCTGAGCAATATGCCGAAGCTTCAAGGGCTTCGCGGGTCTTAGCTTCTAGGATTTCACGAAAGTTCATTTGGTCCACTCCACTTGTTTGATGCCAGATTCTTTGATCGCGAGTTTACAGATTGGGCAGGGTTCCGCATTTGCAAAGCCTACCTTGTTATTTCGGTATACTACAATTTTGTAAGCCCTAGACAAGTCTTTGCATCGAATAATACTAGCGACTTCTGCATGGAGAAACTCCTTCATTGGCAGGCCAGCTTTTTGTGCGAGCTTAGCCTGCTTGGGGTGGGTCTTGATATACGAGTTCTTACCTACGGAAAGGACACGACCCTTCTTGTCGTAGATAATCGCGGTGATATTCTGTTCTTTCTTCGCCATATTGTTATAATACCTCAATGGCCAAGCAAAGTCAAGCCTTAATCCCAAAGACCGTTGTAATACTTAGCAAACAGTCTGCGTCCGTTATCCATACGAGCATTATGCTTTGCAATACCATCAGTATCTACGTGATAAACTGGTTTGCTAGGGTCTTTTTGCCGATTAACTACAAGCTCTGAATTTTTGAATGTGATCTCTAGCTGATCGTCATTATGATAATACTGATCTTCCCAATTGCCTTTTCGATGTTGCTCGAAAGCCCAGATCATTTCGTCTAAAACCCAATCCCAACGGTCATGAATATCCTCAAATGGAGCATCCTCTGGATCAACAGAAGGAGAACCATTTTTCTTCTCTCTTAGCTTTTCAAGCACAGGAACAATGATAAGAGCTAGGGTCTGATCTACGCCCCAAACATCATAGTCATGAATTTGTACATTGATTTTGCGCTTGCGTGAATTCCAGTAACGGTTTACTGGTAGAAAAAGACGATGTAGAAAGTTTGCTGTGTTCTCAACAGCCTTATCTACCTTGGTTACTGGTTCATAGTCGAAGAAGGGAATACCAAGCTTCTCTGCACGATAGGCTTCGTACTTACGTTCCAGATTACGAAAAGTAACAAGGTCACTTGAGTAGGGTCCGATATTTACTTTCATCGCCGCATCCTTGCAATAGCTATAATATCTTCGTCATTGGTTACTGGCACACTGTTACTCTTGTGAAGTGTGCTAATGCCCTTGATAAAAGTACCTGTGTACTCTTTAGGGGCCTTGCTCATTGGAGTGTATGCCATGCCGTCACCGCTAGGAATCTTGGGAGACTCGCGGCGAAGAGACTCTGCATACATAGAGGGCTTCTTTGCACCATTTTTAGGCACACGCATTTTGCCCGCACGGTACTTTTTGTACTCGTACAGGCTCATTTGCTTAGAACCAAGCCGACGCATCAGCTTGTTATAATCATTAAACTCTTGTGTGAATTTGTCTGTCATGGTTCTAATATAGGCCCTTCTAACAGTTATTTCAAGACTTTTTTGAAGATAAACCCAATCTTTTCTGAGTTTGTCTCGCCAAAGATACTCATTAGCTCCCATCCATCTGCCAGCATTGCATCTAGTGCTCCGGGAAGATGAACTGGACTTACCATGAGTCCACGAGCATATGCATAGTTTTCGGCTTTGATTAATTCGCCAAAGCGATAATCAGCCATCTTTGGAGGCTGGGCTAAATTGTCCACACCAATCATCCTCTGTTACTTGTGGGAAAGAACCTGCTATTGGAGGCATTGCTCGGCAAATAAGAACTGTATCCTCATGGATCTTTGTTACCTCGTCTCCGACTGGATTTAGCATAGTAAAGCTACTTCCTTTACTTACTAATAGATCACCGTATTTACAGGCAGCGCAACTCAATGGATTGTATGGGTTTGAATATACCCATCCTCTGCCATCTTAGACAAAGCGGCGTCCATCTGGTCTTCGGTTAAGTTTAGCATTTGTTGAACCTCTTCAAACGAACGATCTTCTAGAACTAGTAGCTCTATGATTTGATCGTACTCGAAATCAGTTAGCATCTAGAACCTCTTGAATAGCGATAATATAGTCTTCGATTACGAAGCCCATTGTCTTATCGTCATACTCAGGAGAGAAGAATACTTCCTTGATAGCGTTTAGATAGTCTTGAATTTCATCTAGTGGAGACGGTGTCTGCTGTTCAGGTTCTGGAGTAGTTACAGTCACAGTACCAGCACTATCTATAGAAAAACTAGCGTTCATAGTGTAGTCTACTAGGCCGAGGCCCTTTGTGTTGATATTAATTTCCATTGTTATAGTACCTTACATAGCTCTAGAGCTTGCTCTGGGGTGAAACCTTCTAGCAGGTATGCTTCGTATAGTTTACGACGGGCGTAAGCTACATCGGAAGCACGCTCTGCTAGTTGGCAGAATGAATCGGCAAGTAGTTCTACTGCTTGCCTGAGTTGATCGTAGTCCAAATTACTTCTCTGATTATTGTTTTACAACTACTACTGCACTGTAAAACTTAATAATCTCTTTTGCCGTTGTATTGGCTTCACTAATAGTAGCTGAACTACTGTGCTCGGTCCAGGAGCCGTCTGCTGTCTGAACCATGACCTTGAAGTCTCCAGAGGTAATGGCAGCAGCTTCTGTTTGGGGTTCTGAGTTAGTAAGAACCGACATAATATCGCCACTAGGTGCATTTTCGGGCATCTTGGGGCTGGCGACTAGACTGCCGCCATACTTCTTTACCATATTGTCAGTCGTTGCCTGCTTCGCATAACGGAAAGCAAGGGTCAGGTTATTCTTCTCGCGGAACCAAAACATAAATTCTCCTTTTCTAGTTTTAGTAATATAACAAAAATTGGGATGAATGTCAAGAACTTTTTAAGCAAAAGGCCCGACCATCACGAAGATGATCGGGCCTAGCCGCCCACCGCGCTAGTGGGACTACCGGACTGTTCCCGGTGGTCAGAGTAGTTGTCGTTTTATTACGCGATAAACTAGCACATCGCGGTCATTCCACTCACGGCTGAAAGCGTTGCCGTCTATACTCCGAAATAGATTCGCCTGATAGCGTGTCAGGATTTTTACGTGTAATAGATCGCAAATCTACTAAGGTCACGTAATCCATACAACGCGTGGACTAACCGCATCAGCCTAGCCTAGCATATCGCTAGTTTTGCTGGTTTATCCCCATTAGGGGCTAGAACACCGGCTATCTGCGCATAAATGCATAGCAGCTATTATCTCCTTAGAGCGGCATATTCTGGAGCTTCCTACCAGACTCAAACTGGTTTCATTAGCTTGGAAGGCTAAGGCACAATCCATATACCAAGGAAGCGATTCAGGTGGTTCCACACAAACACAAGCCGTGCTCGTATGTAAAAATCTAATCTATAAAGTCCACGCTGGCTGCATGGAACCACCAGAATGGACGGTGTTTTAAGGCACACCGTCCAAAGCCTTATCTGTCGCTCATCTCTCTATGAAGAAGGCCCGTAGTTCGTGACAGTGTTGAACGCGTAATCATGTAACGACAAATACGCCGCCGGAACGGAACTATTGTTTGGCACAATCGCCGTCGGAAAGGCCTGCTTTGAACCTTAGAGGTTCGCTGCGAACATCAGTTGTTTCCAACTGATGAAACATATTACCAAATCTGACCTAAGAAGTCAAGAACTTTTTTATTGTTCGTTGCAAACTTCCTGTTCGCCACTTACTGTACCACCGCAAGGAACTGCTGGGTCAACAGGAGCTTCAACACCACCTGGAGCCTCTGGGGCTTCTGGGGCGCAGGCTAGGACACATAGTCCGCCAAGGGTAATTAGTGTAGCAGCTAGTGCTGCCTTAATTCGATTTGTCATTTTCTTTCTCCTGTTGAAACGCACGTTCTAGTGCTTCCGTATCGTAAATACGGTTATAGCTGTCCGAAATCTTATCGTGAATATACCAAGTGAACTCGTCAAACCGCAGATAGTCATTGACTAGCCGAGGACAGAATACATGGACGTCAATAAGATCAATCATCTTGTAGATCCAC